GTGGTAGACTGTAAAGACACAACAGAAACATTATTGTGAGCTAATTTAAAAAGCCAAGTATCATCTGATTCAAGATATAAAACATAAAAATTTTCTCCGCTTTGCCCCTGACTTAAAATACCTTGTTTTGCTCCTGTAGCACTTAAATACACTTGTGCTTCTATTGTAAATGCACCCGTGCCAAAAGCCCAATTTGTACTATCCGGAACAGTTACATAGTCTCCGGTCCCGTCTAATAGAAGCGAAGCCGTACCAAACTTCTTAATTGCAGTATCCAACTGTGCATCGGCTACAAATGTTAACGTCTGTCCCGTTTCGGCCGTATACGCCTGAACGCCATCAACACCGTCAAAATGTGTGAGAAGCTGGGATTGTGTACTCCCCGCACTCCCCAATACCACGCCCCCGTCAGAAAAGAACCGAAGTTTCTTATCAGAAAAGGCAAGTGCGTAAGCTTGACTATCGTTAAATACAAAAGGATGAAGTGAAGTTATACCGTTTAAGCGTGTGTGGAGGACGTACCGGGAACCTATCCGGAACTCTGCGGGACCCTGAACCTGGGGTACGTAATTGCGGCACAGTAGCGTACCGGCTTTATAGAAATTGGGAAGATCTATTCGGGCGAGAAATTTTTTAGAAAGCTGACCCGCAGCAAAATTTATAAGTGAAGCATTAACTTCCATTCGTGCTCGCCCCCTATTTAATCGGGTATGCGAGAAGGATCGCCCTCATACCCTATGCCTGAACTATATTTCCTCCGAGCGCCGATAACTCGACTCTTCGTTATCCTGATAGGAGGTTTGTCTTGCCCGTTTATGGCACGCGCTTCCTGAAGTGCTTCTAGTAGCATAGTACGCACATCTGTACGTAGCGTCGTTTTACCCGTAAAAGCGTACGACATATTGACAGCTAACTGAAGCGCAAACGCTTTTACAAAAAGCGGATCAAATTGCGTAGTGTCATCTTCATCGAAGATATACCCTATATTAAGCGTCGCTACCTTGTATACAGTACCACCAGAAGCATACGCTGTGTATCCACTCGTATCCACATCCACTCCTGCAGTAGTGGTAAGCTCAAACGTATTCGTCGTCTTTTCCGCCACAATAAACCGCGTATCGTTGACCGTTGTCATACCAACAACATCTTCGATAACCACTATATCGCCGTTAATGAACCCGTGAGCTGTAGCAGTAACAACCCCGGGATTAGCTTTCGTAATTCCGGTAATTGTTTTAGTAGTTAACCCTGAACTGTACGTATCTGTGCTAAGATAAAGGTCTTGTTCGATATCGTAAGATATTCCCACAAGCCCCTGGTTTGTAGTTCCTATAAATCTAAGTCTTATAAAATCGGTAGGTAAAGCAAATTTATAATCAAACTCAAATGCCGGACCTGTTGCTTCAGCATAGAGGAAAGCTCTCTTTTTAGCAAAGTTCCAGGGATGTTTACGAAGTATCTCTTTACGCGCAGGGGCGTAGTAGAGCGAACAAGTATCTTCAGTTTCAGTTGTGGGGACGAGAACGGAAGTAATCGAAGGGACTTTTAAAAAACCTAACGCCATGTTACATATATCAACTTCGGCCATTACCCCTCCGTGTGTTGTTGCAGGGGACCCCCCAAGGGGCCCCCATATTTCAAGTCCGTTCAGCTATTACGCAGATCTGCGGAATATCATACGAAATGCCATCGTACCAGCACCCGTTATCGCACTGTTGGTCGTCAGTACGAGATCGTACATCTTCTCCGGAGAAGCGTTTGAATCGCCCGCGTGATCCCGCACAGTTTTGCTCGCTTCATCGACCCCAAGAGCCGTGAGACAATCAATCTCCGAACCCATGGCATGACCCGCGTTGAGATCTGTACCGTCCATAAAACAATCAGCATCTTTCACCGCGCCACCATTTTCTTCAGTATCATACAGCCCGAGGTCCATGTCCGTCGCACCAGCAATAGCGTCGCCGTTGTAATGAATCATAATCGGAACAAAATCCGCACCGACTTTGGCAAGCCTGTACTTTGAAGCCATGCTATCTGTACCGATTGTTTCAAAATTGCCTGATATAGCGATAACATTCGCGCCGTTAACCTGGCCTTTATCTGTCTCGCTTAGTACATATAAATCTCTCACAGCCATCTTACACCTCCTATAAATTAAAAATATTTAAAGCTGGGGGTAGATTTCTACCCCCAAGCTAAACTATCTACCTATTAGGTAGCCGTTGTCTGGAACTTCTGAACTCTCACGCCGTCCGTACGGACCGCACCAATGTCCATCATTACCCTTATATACGTAGATTCTACGTAACTCGGGTGATTCTCAATAACCGTTACATTGGCTTCTTTGCTCATACCGTACAAAAGACCTCTGGTTGATAAAGCAATACAATCGCGAACTGCGGATGTAACCGACAAAGGCGGAAGATCGACGGCACTACCAAACAGGATAATACCCATCCCGAGAGCTTTGCCAACTTTACCATCTTCTACATAGTAATCCCTTACGAAATCACCAGATGTGAGCTGCGTCAACTGTAGCATGGCTGTTTCTTCCTGTTCCGAACAGAGAAGAAGTAGATCTTCAGGCATATCGAGCCCAACTTCTTTACTCTTGAAGTTGTCCTTAATCTCAAGAAGTTTAGCGTATGTAACGCCAGCTGTCGCATCTATCGTCTGCCCGCCGTCTGCGGCGAACGTCGTGGTAGTTGCAAAAGCTTTACCTGTAAGAACAGATGCCGTGGAAGCAATTATACCCACCTTATCCGCTTTCCTCATTATCGCGTACATACACTCGTTAACCAACCTAGATGACGGATCTTCAAACATTCTGCGAGCATCGCGATTGTCAACGATAAGCTCCACGAGAATCCTGTCCGTAGTCAATTTCCTACGGGTGTAATCCGGGCTTTGAGGATCAATTAAAGGGTTGCGAGAATTGTTCGTCTTCGCGGCGAGGTTGCTTACTCCATCATAAGCAAAGTCTTCGGCTGTTACGGGCATAACCTGACAACGACCCATAAGTCTTGTTTTCATCTGTTGCGCCTCTACATGCAACAAATTACTAAATTGTGTGATTAAAGCTGTATCAACGGCCATCTTATCACCTCCATAATTTTAGAGTGAAACCAAAAAACATTCGTACCATTTTTCGGAAACGCTCCCCGGAGGTGTCCGGACGCTGCCTTCGCCGTTTGTGACTGGCGCGAGTCTGCTTTGATTCCGGACGGTTCTTCTCGCTACCCGAAATCTCTCGCTATTTAAAATATATCCTATAAAAGCTTACTTGTCAAATTATTTCTTTAAACTTCTCATCTTTGTCATCAGTACACTATTCTGTGCCATCAAAGAATTGTGATCCGGATGTTGCCAATTCTTGAATCCTTCCTTACCCATAAGCTCTCTCTGCTGAGCACTTAACGTTTCGTAAGAATCTGCACCCGCTGGAGTTCCCCCAGGTTCACCACCGCGAAACTTGTCCTCGCCCGCGTACTTCTTAAACACACTATCTGTTACCGCAACAACAAGCGACATCTGATCGGCAGTCATTCTATCAAGCGCCGGATGCGCTTCTTTAGGTAGCGTCTCGCGAAGTACCTTCTGAGCGTTGGTAACTATACCCTCTTTATTATCACCAAAAAGATCTGTATTGAACTTGGCAAACGCGACATCTTCAGCGTCCTGAGTTGCGATAGCCTCTTTGTTCTGTTCCATCACCATACCTTCGTAACCCGCAACAGCTTTGGCCGCCATATCTTTTGGGATACCTGCGTCAAAAAGAACCTGCTTAACTTTGCCATCCATTTCAGCGTTGCGCTCTACGCCGTCTACAAGCGAAAACTCATACCCCTCCGCGCTGTCCGGTCGGCCTATGCCCTTGTAATACTCATTAACCACTTCGGCTGGAGCGCCTTCGGCTGGAAGGATAATCCCCTTCTTGCCAATTAGCGTGTCCTGGTTATCTACGTACTTGAAGAAATTCTCGGCAGACGTAGCATTATCTTTCGCCCAGGGTTTATCGCGGTGCTCTTCTGGGATCGTATCAATAAACGCTGGCGGATCTCCCGCGGGAGGATCACCGGCCGGGGGGTCGCCCGCAGGTGGATCGCCACCATCGTTCCATCTGGCCCTGAAACCTAACATCCTGACTGCTTCTTTAAATTCGTTTACGTTAACTCTTCCCATGGCTCCCCCTTTGTTATGTCCCCCTGTTCGGGTAACTCAACCCGTAATACTGTAGCGCGATCCATATGTGCGCGTAGTGCCAAGTACATTCTACGTTTAGCCTCATTGGTTATCATAACGTCACGATTAACCCCTTCGGCTGTTTCGTAAGTAAGCGGCGCAAGAAAACAGCTTTCGTGCAGTATGTACCTTAAAACTTGTAAGCCCTCGTTACGTTGAGATAACAACGAAAGAGATGTCGTCATCTTAACGCCAAGGGCTTTTACCTTCTTCTTTGCCGCCTCACGCTGTTCCTTGCGTGTTAGTGCGTCTTCCATATTCCCCTCCCCATTTAACCACCTGCGGTAGCAGCCTGTGCCTGGGCCACGTTCTTACCTACTTTAGACATCTGTTCAGCCTCGGCTACCTGCTGTGCTTGTGCCTGTGCTTTCTTTATAGCGTCTCGTAAAGCTTTAACTTTATCGTCGGACACAATAATATCCATCGGTGCGCCAGTTAACTCTGCTGAAAGTTCCAAAGCTCTATCCAAATCCAGTTTAAGTAGCGTCCCCGGGACAAGCTGTTCCAGCTGCATCCCGTTGTTAATTGTTGTCATAAGTCCTCGGTACTCTTCTTCACGCATCACATGTGCCGCGGGCGATATATAATTTATGTCGTATATCTTACGCCCGAGTTCGATAGCTGTTACAACATCGGGTGGTATGATTAATGGCTCAATACCTTCAGAAATAAGTATTTCCTGGGAGATAAGATCGTCTTCCTGAACGCCAAGTAACCCCATTTCAAAAAGTATATTGTACGCCCGTGTTACAAGCGGGTTAAGAACTTCCGAAGTGTACCTCGCGTAAATAGCCGAGAGCGCGTCGCTTCGTATCTGGTACCTCATCTCAGCTTCGCCAAGCGTCATACGAGTCTTATTATTCAAATCATATAATCTATCAATAAGAAAATGCTGGAGGATTTCTTCTTTCGTTTCGGCAATCGTCGACGCGGTGCTTTGAAGTTCGCCTACATCAAAAATCGTACCAACCGGCGCGTTACCCTGCGCTCTACCGGTACTGTTAAATACCGAGAACCCCCGGGCAGAAGTATCAACCGTCCCTGCACCGAGTGTTCCATCGTCAAGTATCCATAAAGGCGGATCGACTTTCTTTTCAACACCGACGAGGAAAGACTCTTTAAGTGCATTTATTTGCATTATCGCGGGCAGCGCGTCCATTCCCGGGGATCTTCCGTAAACTTCACTTGCCAGTTTATACCAACGGCCAACACGCGCGGGCATTTCTACATATCCGCTTTCTTGTAAAATTGTATTATCTTCAGGTAAGAAATGGTACGTTGCCACGGGCATACCCAACGCCCCCGCGCCTTTACGGTCGCTCTCCGGTCGAGGTTCAATGCCCACGCAAAGAAGAACTTTATCTACCCGCGTTTTGGGGTTCTCCCATTTCTTTCTTAGACTTTCTGGCAACTTCTCTTTACCGTACTTCTCTACCAAGTTACCTATCGTTATCTTCTCGTCGTAGTATACCGTATCCACATATCCATCCGGACCCTCAGATATGTAAATGCTCTGAATACTCCAGCTTTTAAAATTTAAAGGATTATTAAAGTCTCCCCGGAAAAGAGCTATACACGCCGTACCAAACGCACCCTCTTCACAAATCTCTTCGTGAAACGCCGTTTCAAACCCCGCTTTAGGGGATTCCATAGCCTCGGTGATTATCTCGTTCTTACGCTCGTAATACTTATTATTCGCATCCGTATCCGGTATATTCTTTGGCCGGCTTATTTTAAACGTCTTCGACCCACTTTTCCATAACGCCCCCATGATAGCGGAAGCCATAGCCCCGTTAGCTCGGATAGCGGTAGAATCGTTTATCATCCCGTCGTTTAAAAATGCACCGGCCTGAATCTGAGTTTCCTCAAATTGTTGTTTTCGTGCGTATATGTACTTCCCTAAAATTTGATAGTGGTGTATCCAAGGGTCTTTAAGTGTCTTTAAGACTTTACGTTTTTCATTAAGATATTTTATATCGGCTGGCATGGTGAGTCTCCTTCTTTCCAAACGCTGTCGTTATAAAGAAACCCGACAATCGTGAGCGTATAAAAAATATGTGTTCCAATCTGCCATATAAAAATCCCCCCGGCACAAACGGCTATCCCGGCCAACCCTGAAAGTAACGCCCGTCTCCGTGGCTCGATCTCCCCCGCGAACACTTTGCGAAACGGAACGAAATGCCAAATCCCCAAACCCAACATTCCCATGAAAAGTAAAAACCCCACTATCCCATATTCATAAGCTACTTGAACGTATTCGTTATGTGCGTAGAGGAAGTTTTCGTTACGCATATTATTTTTTGCGTGAAACAGATATTTAAAACTCCCAGGACCTATACCCGT